TTGAATTAAACTTCGTTCCTCTTAACGGAACAATAGAACAATCCGCATCGTTATAAAAGTTCATATACTCCGTAACTGGAAGGAATCTTCTTGTATCTCCTAACTTTAAACCACAAGTAAAGTTTGAAATCATCCTATGCCAAATAGCAGCAGAGCCTTCCCCAGAGTCATCAAAGCCACAAAGCTGAAAATATACTTTACTTTTTAAATATGAGTCAGAAGCTACTTTTTTAAAAGGGAACTGAATTAACTTAATATCCTCTTCGTGTGTTATTGAGCCAGTATACACAAACTTAACTTTATCGGTGTACTCTCTAACATCTGTAAATTGGTCATTACCATACGGAAGTGCATTCGGTAGAATAGCCACATTAGAGTTTATAGGTCTAATCTCGTTCCATAATTTTTCGTTAGTACAAGTAACTAAATCTGCTGCTTTTATATGATTGATAATTTCTTGTGTTGGGTAAACACTTTCCAATATATGAGACCTATCCAAAATCCAATAGTCATCAATATCGCAAATCATTTTAAAGCCATACTTTCTTCTCTTTTCTAATAGAGTTTCAAGTGGTGTGCCAGGGATAAACCTATTGAATAAAACAATATCAAAGTTTTCTTCTAATACTTCATCGGTTAAGGTATCAGTAAAGAAAGCATAAGTTTTCTCTAAATAGTAAATCGGTAGCATTAATCGGTGGTAACCAACACCGCTACCTTGTGATGTTAAAACAAGTATTCTCATTTTTTAGGTCTGCCTCTTTTCTTTGTTGGTAAAACTATCTCTTGACTTTGAACTTCTGTTTGTTCACTTATTACTTGACTTTGCACATTCGATTGTTCAAAAAGTACGATTAATCTTTTTAGCATATCGAATACACACTCCCCACACCAATAGGTTAAATGAAATTGCCCATCTAAATATTCACGATACATTCTTTCGTATTGACCTAAAACATCAAAAGGAATGTTACGAGTAAATCCAAGTTTAACCGATTCAAAGTTTATTATGTGTTGCTTACAGTAATCAATGTCTTTTTGATTCATACAAATTATTTAAAAAGTTTTTAAAGAATGGCGATACTACTCCCGCTCCAAACATTACAATAGTCATATCGGTAACCCAATTTGGTAACCAATACAAAGCTAATGCAGTCCAAGCGGTTAAGCATAAAGTACAATTGAATGGTTTAAAATCTAAATTCCATTTAAAGGGAAAACGATTTTGAGAAATAAAGTAAAAAGTAAAAAAGTTAGCTGCTAAAATAATTTCAATCAAGTTCATTGTTTCTGATTTTATATTTTAAAAGTGTCTTGGCTTTGCGAATTGTTTTAAGTAAAGAGCGGTAGGGAATCTTTGTTTCTCTTGAAATTGCTAATAGGTTTTTATTGTGCGAATAGAGTTTTAAAAGTTCCGCTTCGTACCAATGCAAAACATCCATTCCTTGTTCTAGTTTAATAACCAGAGATTCATCATAATCTTCTTTTGGCGATTCGTAGGTAATGGGGATTTCCTGGTACACTTGTCTGAACTTACGATAGAAGTTACTTCGGTCTGACTTAGCCATATTAAGGATAGTGCGAACAATAAAATATTTTAAATACCCTTGTTCGTACATCATAAAAAGTTTATCCGTATCCATTTCGCAAAGGACAAGAAAAACCTCTTGTTTAAGTTCATCTTGGAGTTCTTCCGGTTGCATTTTACCGATAGCCTCATTGATGTCTTTTGAGCTATAAAGTTCCGTTATGATGTTTTCTCTATTCAGAAAATAACGTTTTTTGTTCCCCAAAATAGTATACTTATTCTTATTCTTTTACTTATACTTCTTCTTCTTCTTTATCTTATAGCCTATCCAGTAGAGTATGGCATACCTACCCAATACCTATCAAATGGACATTTTAGGCTAAAATAATACCTATCATAACTAATTGATTTCCAAAGGATAGCAATATTTTTAAAAAAAAGTTTAAAAAAAGTGAAAGAAATATTTGGTATGTATCGAAGAAGTGTATAAATTAGCATTATCAAACAAAACAAAAACAATGAAACCACAAGCAAAACTCGGAATCGTTCTACTAATTGTAATGTATTTAGTAGGTTTACTTCAAGACATTCATTCACTTTAAAAACTAACCAAAATGAAAATCAGAATCCACACCTCCGCAGAAGCAGCAGAATTTTTATTACAAGAAAATAGATTATTCTCTGCCCAATTCCATTCAGCAACTAACGATGGTAAAATTGCAATTGATGTAATGTTCCCACCTTCCGCAGATTCAGAAAGTATCGCAATGGCTTTCTTTTTAGCAGGACAGACCTTTAATATGAAACAAGTAAAAAAAATATTTATTAATGAAAACAGTTTACCCAAAGAACCCGCCTAAAGATTTTAACGAGTGGATAAATTATATCTACTCACTACTGAAAAGTCCATCTCGTTGAGGACTTTAATCTGAAACGAAAAGGGGGGGTAATAATCTGGGTTTTGGTCAAAATGCCCCCCTAATTTTAAAAACTACTACTATGAATCTAAAAGATAAAATAATTCACTATCTCGTTTACGGAACTCTTTGTCTGATAGTTTACATTTCCGTATGTGTATTTTTTGAAGTACATTCACTATATAAAAAACTTAAACAATGGAACTAACAAAACCAAACGAAGCACTACAAGTTGCTTCTACACTCCAGACATTTGTAACAGAACGAAAACTAACCGCTAATATTCAAGGCAAAAACTATCCTTTAGTTGAGGCTTGGCAATTTGCAGGTAGTCAATTAGGACTTATCCCTGTTGTTAGAGAAGTTAAGAATCTTTCTACCGATACCGAATTAAAGTACGAAGCAATGGTTGAGGTTATTCGCCTTACGGATTCGGTTGTACTTTCAAGAGGCTACGCGGTTTGTTCAAATAAAGAAAATTCAAAGAGAAGATTCGATGAATACGCAATCGCATCAATGGCTCAAACAAGAGCAGTAGGTAAAGCCTATCGTAACATTCTGGCTTGGCTTATGAAAGCCGCAGGTTTTGAGGCTACTCCTGCCGAAGAAATGGATTTTATTAAAGATGAAGTCGGAGACAATAAAAGAGATGAACTACTTGCTTTATTAGAAACTTCCTCTTACGAAGGAAAGGTTCGGGATAAATTGTATATTCGTATTACAGGCATTTTAACTAGTGATGATTACGATAGGGCATTTAAAGATTTAGCCTCTAATCAAGTATTTGATGCCATACCGAACCCAAGTCAAAAGGACATTAACAACCACCTCAAAAAAACTATAAAATGAATATAGCTACCCAAACCGATTTAAGCCTATTTGAGACATCTAAAACCGAAAGGCAAGAGTTTGCTCAAGCGGTAATAAATAACGCAAAGGAAGGTCTCTTAAACCCTTTAAAGTTACATCTACAAGTAAAGTGTTTAGAGGACTTGATTAAGCAGATAACTTCTAATCCAAGTTACCGAGAACTAACCTTGGATGAAGCCTATAAATACGGGAAGACCTTTGAGCATTACAACGCAAAATTTGAGATAAAAGAAATGGGAGTTAAGTATGATTATTCAGTTTGCCAAGATGCGGTCTACAATAATCTAAAAAACAAATTGGTAGTTTTAGAAGATGAAATAAAGGCAAGAGAAAAGTTTTTAAAAACAATTCCAAGTCAAGGTTTAGAAACTTTGATTGAAGATGAAGTAGTAACCTTATACCCACCGAACAAAACATCTACAACTACAATATCTGTAAACTTAAAATAATGACCAGAACCGAAGTTATCACACTAACAGTATTTAATCCCGAAACAGAAATGTACGAGGATATTTCAGCAAAAGTTGAATTTACTTTGTATGTTGGTAGGATAGAACCTTTCGAGGCTGATGAATACGATTGGAATATTTTATGGATTGAAGGCTCTGATTGGGTAGATGAACAAATAGTAGATAAAGCAATTGAAACAGATTTCGATATAAGAAGCATCTTTTACTAAACCCCTGTTATATGAAAGCAAAAAACCCTTCCAACATTCAGAGAGAAGGAAATTCGTACCGAGTACGAGTTCAATCCAACGGAATCCGAGTAAGTAAAAACTTTACTTCGCTCCGTAAGGCTTTGCAATTTAGAAAGCAAATGCAAGGCTAAAAGGAAAGTCGGTTGGTGTAATTGGTAACACCTTTGCTTTGGCAGAGAATGAGAGTTCGAATCTCTTACCGACTTCGAATCAAATTTAAAACTATGAAACTAAAAATTTACCGAGAAGTTACCCTTCAGCACAAAATGTACTGCGTTTATGAAGTCAAAGAGGAATTTGAAAGTTACATCAAAGCATTCCCTTTTGAATTAGAAAACGAGGATGCAGTTTACAAAAAAGCACTTACATTCGCTAAACACATTGAAGAAGAAGGATTACCCGACAAAAAAGAATTAATTTACGAAACAATCTAAACACAATGGAAAAACAACCAAAAATCTACTGCGGAAGCGGTAAGAAAAAATCAGACACTTGGCTACAAGCCTCTATTAACTTGGACAAAATAAAAGAACATATCCAAGAGTATAAGGGTAGCCGTTTTATCAAAGTAAACATTAACGTAAAGGCAGAGCCAGACCAATACGGCAAAGATGTTTCAATTTCAATTGACACCTGGAAGCCAGAGGAATCTGAATTTAAGCAAAAGCCGAACACGAAATTTACCCACGATAACACCCCACCAAATGACCTTCCGTTCTAATGGCTAAACTAATTCCCCTTCCTAAATTACTCAAGAAGGCTCAAGACAAATTCAACGCTCATATCCGAGAGCGAGACAAGGAACTTGGTTGTATAAGTTGTGGAGCAGAAGTACAACAAGCAGGACATTACTTTTCACAAGGGCAACACTCTGCATTGCGATTTGCTTTACCCCACGATATCGGTTATTTTAACACTAACGGACAATGTATTCGCTGCAATATGTATCTATCTGGTAATTTAATTAAATACCGGCAAGGATTGGTTAAAAGGTATGGCGAAGAATTTGTTTTGAGATTGGAAGCAGAAGCCGAACAACGAACAAAGAAATGGTCAAGGGATGAATTAGAAATCATAATAGAAACCTACAAATGACACACGGCTCATTATTTAGTGGAATAGGAGGCTTTGACCTAGCAGCGGAATGGATGGGTTGGGAGAATAAATTTCATTGCGAATGGAATGAGTTTGGTCAAAAAGTCCTTAAATACTATTGGCCCGAATCAGAACTATTTACTGACATAACAAAATCAGATTTTACAAAGTATGCAAACCAAATTGATATTCTTACAGGAGGATTCCCCTGCCAACCATACTCAACCGCAGGAAAAAGACTTGGCAAAGAAGATGACCGCCACCTCTGGCCAGAAATGCTTAGAGTCATTAGAGAAGTTAAGCCCAGATGGGTCATTGGCGAGAATGTTCTCGGCCTTGTTAATTGGAATGGAGGGCTGGTATTCCACGAAGTGCAAACTGACCTGGAAGCTCAAGGGTACGAAGTATTCCCGTATGTATTGCCAGCTGTATCCGTCAACGCTCCCCACAGAAGAGACAGAATATGGTTTGTTGCCCACTCCAAAAGCAATGGATGGAATGGCAGAGAACGTAAACAGCGGGAAAGAATTGAAACTAATCAACGGCAGTTTTGTGAACATACGACCAAAGGATGGAATGAGATTTGGTCCGAGTCTAAACGACATAGCCAAGAAAGGAATGTTGCCAACCCCAAATGCGAGAGATTGGAAGGACACAGGAAATGCCGAGAAATTAGCGCAAAAAGCAATAAACAATCAAAGTTCAGTTCCAAGAGAAATAGCATTACGAACTGGGATGAGTGGCCAACTGTCTCCCCAATTTGTAATGGAGATGATGGGTTTCCCAACAGATTGGACTCTATTACCTTTTCTAAATGGCGAAAGGAGTCACTCAAAGCAGGAGGAAACGCAATAGTCCCACAAGTAGTTTATCAAATCTTTAAAGCAATAGAACAATATGAAACACTCTAACTCATTTTACTACGATTTAGATTTTGGAGAGAAAGCCGAAGATTGGGTAAAAAATGTATTCTCCGATGGCACAAAGGTCGAAGTGAAGTTTGACAGAATGGCTCACTTAACAGGGAATTTATTTATCGAAGTTTACTCAAGAGGCAAAGCATCGGGGATATCTACCACTCAAGCCAACTACTGGATATTTTTAATTAAAGAAAAATCCTACTCTCTCATTGTTAATACGGAAAAATTAAAAGAACTTTGTAGCATCGTTTATCAAATAGAAGGCTTTGTTAAAGGTGGCGATAACAATACATCCTATGGAGTTTTAATACCAATCAAACTAATACTATGAACAACCACGAACAAGCAACACAACTAATTGAAATGATTTGTGAGGAATACGGAATCACAATGAAAGATTTGAAGAAAAAGAAATCTGGCTTTCCCAATAGGTCAGTATCAAGAAAAGGCAAAGATGTTAGCCTAGCCTCAATAAGACAAGCACTTTCTTATTTTATCTTTATGCACTTTCCGTTAAGAATAAAAGAAGTGGCATCAATGGTTGGCTATTCTGACCACTCCCCATTATCTAGCCAACGCAAAACAATTGAATACTACATTAAAACAAAGGACTTTTATTTTTATCCTTACTATGAAAAAGTAAAAGAATATGCTAAACAAATTGGTATCAATACTGATGTTAAAAGGTTAATTTTACACGAAGTACCCTTTGTAAGATACGAGAGCGATATTGATTTTTTAAGCAATTTAAAATACTATGAAAATGCCAAAACGATTCGTTGATACAGATATCTGGGAGAAAGAATGGTTTATGTCTTGCACACCAACAGAGAAATGTTTGGTTAAATACGTAAGGGATAAATGCGATTTAGCTGGTATCTGGAAGCCTAACTTTACTCTAGCAACTTATGTAATTGGAAGCAAAGTAGATGAAGAAATGCTTTTAAATATTGATAACGGAAATCAGTTTGAGCGGTTATTAGATGGAAAAATATTATGCATTGACTTTGTAAAGTTCCAATACGGAACAGAGTTAAACCCATCAAGTCCTATTCATAGAAAAGTTATAGATTTGCTTTCGAAATACGATGTAGATTATCAAACCAAAGAAGTACAAGGTAAAGGATTTAATAAGCCAACGGAAGAACAAGTAAAAGAAGAAATGTTAAATAAGTGGGATGAAAAAACCGCCTCGTATCAAGCCAAACGATTTATTGATTACTACGAAAGTGTTGGATGGTTTGTAGGTAAAAACAAAATGAAATCTTGGAGACACTCGGTTAGCGGATGGATAGCACGAACAAAAATAGAGCCTTCAAAGGAATCAATCAAACAAAAACTTTCTATCTTAGGAAACAAAAAACTATCTGAACTATGAAGAAGAAAAAGAAAAAATCTTTATATGATAAGATAAAAGAAATCTATGAAAA